TTAGGAAGCACTGACGCAATTGTCACGGCACCGTCGCCGGTGATTTTCACATTACTCATAGCATATGCACTATTGCTAGTATTTTTTGTGAGAACAGGGAACTCCGTAGAACCAGTTGACAAATCTGTTATTGTTATGAAGCCTGGTCCTGTTGGCCCAGTGTTACCTGTTGCTCCTTGCAATCCTGTTGGACCCGTTAAACCAATTGATCCTTGTAATCCTGTTGGTCCTGTAAAACCTGTTGGGCCCGTATTACCCGTTGCCCCTTGTAATCCAGTTGGACCAGTGTTACCTGTTGCTCCTTGTAATCCAGTTGCTCCTTGTAATCCTGTTGCTCCTTGTAATCCTGTAGGTCCAGTGTTACCTGTTGCTCCTTGTAATCCTGTAGGTCCTTGTAATCCTGTTGCTCCTTGTAATCCGGTTGATCCAGTGTTACCTGTTGCTCCTTGTAATCCTGTTTGACCAGTTGCTCCTTGTAATCCAGTTGGACCTGTTGGTCCTGTGTTACCTGTTGCTCCTTGTAATCCTGTAGGTCCAGTGTTACCTGTTGCTCCTTGTAATCCTGTAGGTCCTTGTAATCCTGTTGGTCCTGTATTACCCGTTGGTCCTGTATTACCTGTAAAACCTGTAGGTCCTGTATTACCTGTTGGACCTGTTGGTCCTGTATTACCAGTTGGTCCTGTTGGTCCTGTTGGTCCTGTTGGTCCTGTAAAACCTGTAGGTCCTGTATTACCTGTTGGTCCTGTATTACCTGTTGGTCCTGTATTGCCTGTTGGACCTGTAGGTCCTGTATTACCAGTTGGTCCTGTATTGCCTGTTGGTCCTGTTGCTCCTTGTAATCCTGTTGGTCCTGTTGGTCCTGTATTGCCTGTAGGACCTGTATTACCTGTATTACCAGTTGGTCCTGTAAAACCTGTTGGTCCTGTTGGTCCTGTATTGCCTGTTGGACCTGTAGGTCCTGTATTACCTGTTGGTCCTGTAAAACCTGTTGGACCTGTTGGTCCTGTTGGTCCTGTATTACCAGTTGGTCCTGTAGGACCTGTAAAACCTGTTGGTCCTGTTGGTCCTGTAAAACCTGTTGGACCTGTTGGTCCTGTATTACCAGTTGGTCCTGTTGGTCCTGTTGGTCCTGTATTACCCGTTGGTCCTGTTGGACCTGTAAAACCTGTAGGTCCTGTAAAACCTGTTGGACCTGTATTACCTGTTGGTCCTGTAGGTCCTGTAAAACCTGTTGGTCCTGTATTGCCTGTTGGACCTGTTGGACCTGTAAAACCTGTTGGTCCTGTTGGTCCTGTTGGTCCTGTTGGTCCTGTTGGTCCTGTAAAACCTGTAGGTCCTGTAGGTCCTGTAAAACCTGTTGGTCCTGTTGGTCCTGTAGGTCCTGTAGGTCCTGTTGGACCTATTTCACCAGTAGGTCCGGTTGGTCCTGTAAAACCTGTTGGACCTGTTTCACCAGTAGGTCCTGTTGGTCCTGTTGGTCCTGTAGGTCCTGTAAAACCTGTTGGACCGGTGTTGCCCGTTGGACCAATATCACCAGTAACTCCAACAAAAGGAGAAAATGTTGTAGTTATTTGACTTATAGTGTTATTTTTAAAATAAAGAGAAATATCTTTACTAACACTAGGAGAAATTAACGTTGCATACATTAAAACTATAAATCTTGATGCCACTGGAATAGATGTAAGAGGAACAGGAACAGAATAAAAAGTCAATGTTGGCATGGAACTAAGTGGAATGGGTATTTCCATCCCAGTCATTAGAAGACTCGCTGGATTAATTCCATCCCAATAATATATATCGCTTGATATTGTGATTTGATTTATAGTTGAATTGGTTGAATTCCATATTTCAAAATTCCAATTTCCAACAACACTTGCAACATTTGGATCATTTGGGTCTGTAATAAAATTTAAAAGCTTTGTTCTATTTCCTGCTACAAGCGAAGTTGTGGAAACATTTTGAATACCAGTATCAATAATTCTACTTAATTCATAATATGAACCTAAAGGGATAATTGGTACAGGATTTATTGCCAAAGTGCTATAATTTAAATAATAAATTGCTCCAGTGCTTAACCCAACTGGACCTTGATTTCCAGTAGGCCCTGTTTCACCAGTAGGACCTGTAGGACCAGTAAAACCTGTAGGACCAGTAAAACCTGTAGGACCTGTAAAACCCGTTGGTCCTGTTTCACCAGTAGGGCCCGTAAAACCTGTTGGTCCGGTAAAACCAGTAGGGCCAGTAGGACCTGTAAAACCCGTAGGACCTGTAGGTCCAGGCTTTCCAATTAAATCTGGATATACTGGCCCACATCCACATGGATCATCCTCTTCTTCTTCGCATGGTCCATCATCACAACAATCTTCATTTGCGGGCTCATCACAATTATCGTCACACCCTTGTACCTTTATTCCTAGAGCATTATAAATAAATGTTCTTGATGGTTTTCCATTGATTGTTACAAGATTAATATTGTTTGTGTTAATATTGTTTGCATTTATTTCATTTGCATTAATTCTGCTCATATATATTAAAGCAAAATATATTTTATATTGAAATAACTAATAACAATATAAAATTTTATTTTTTAACGTATAGACTATTACATTGAAAAATTTTAATTCACAAATGTGTAAAAACACAATGACAACTAAAAGCTCTTTATTTTGAATATAAATATTAATTTATTCAAGGACAAGGAAATGGGCGCTGATTTTTTTCCACCACTAAATCTGCGGGCATAAATACTGGCGCAGTCTTAAAAAAATCTTGTGTCTTTAAATTTGCCAATTCAGGGACTAATGGTCCTGCAGGTTTCACTAAATTTGTGGAATTAACACCAAATAAAAACGATTCAATGTCAATTGAATTGTAAGCCAGCTTGTTACCGGGAATTTGTCCAGGATTTACACCATTGCCGGGCAATCTAGTTTTATAAGCCTCTCCATATTGTGAGTTTTTATACAATGTATATTGTTCCATTTCTTTATATTCACGCTGCTCTAAACAATAATTTCCAGGTGTATTAATATTTCTGGTTGATGCCATTTTATATATATACTGCAAACAGATTAAATTATGCAGAATTTTTATTCACTTTTAATAAAAAATTATTTAAATTTTCCTTACTAATTTGTTGATTTGTCAAAAACTCGACAATACATTTATGCGCCAAATAAAAATAATCATATGAAAAAAATAATCTAAACCCAACTTCTAAATCATTTTCTACGCTTGTTAATACTTTAGCACATGACATTAATTCTTCATTTGTTTTGCAATTATTGTATAACATGGAAGTCTTTTCATTCATTTCTGCTTCATTAAAAGCTATCATTCCAAAAACATTCAAAATCTCCATTCTATAAGTATGATCGCATAACATCAATACTTCTTCCTTTGAATAATCATCTCTATTCAAAAAATCCTTCTCTATTCTTTTGTAAACTGAACTATGATTAACATTATAGATAGGTATACCCAAATCTAAATTTGTTTTTTCTTCATTTTTTAAGGCGTCCATTATATAATCTTTTTGAAATCTTTAAATTGAAGTTTAATAAATAAAGAATGCACTCTTTACACCTTTTAACATTTCAAATGCCGACCTTTTTGATGTCGGCATCTTTGAATGTTATTAGGTAACTGTTACTTTTCACCTTTCAAACACCTTTATATATCAATAATTCTGCCTACATGACAAAATTATCGTATATAATCGGCGTTTGAAAGGTGAAAAGGTGTAATTATATTAATTTTTACTTCAACAGCAATTTTATATTGTAAAATATTTAAACAGAATATTACTTGTTATGTACAATGAAATATATAATGACTATTATAAAAAATATTACCAAAGGAAATACCAAAACCTGTTGGTAGATGGAGAATAGAACAATAAAATAATTAAATGAACCAAAAAATAGATTTATTAAACGAAGACCATTGTGGTCCTTGCGGTCATTATGCATTGGAAAAACTAGAAGTTAAAAATAATAAAAACACAATTATTCATTTTCAAAAATTAAAATAACACTAATAATTTTATTATTTTTAAATTTAACAAAAGATTTTTACTATTAATAAGAGGACAAAATTCCTAAATTTATTAAAGGTCGTAATCATCAGCTTTCAAATTTGATAATTTTAATATAAGGTATCCTGCAACCATATCATCATGGCCCATAACACTTACACTTGTTTGCACAACCTCCTGTTGAGATACGCTAAATCCTATTACATGCCCAATTCCATCTTTATTTGTTAATGCACGGATACTTGCTGGATTCCTTAAAACAGATAGAGAAGGGGGGTTTTCCAATTTTCTAACATCAAACTTAGGGAGTTTACGAGTTGTTGGAGTTATATCTAGAACAAGTCTATTTTCACCATACGCAGAGTTTTCAAAAGTATTTGCAAAATACATGGAATCATCATCTTTATCTGGTCTAGATGTATCACAAATAAAAGACCCGCTGTAACTAGCAAGTGCAAGTCTTAAAAATACTCCACGGTTTTTGTCGGGAAGTCTATGTTCCCACTCTTCCTCAGTTTCAAATGCTTCATTTGTTATGTTATAATCAACATGTTTTTTATTTAAATAAGTAACTATTTCATTAAACAATTTTTCTAAGGGGTTTTTGAAATAATCATCATAATGTTTTTCAAGATCATCTTCTGTTTCCGCAAGTAAGTTATCTAATAAATTTTTTTGTAAAGAGTATATTCTTCCATATATTTCATTTGCATCAGGATCTTCACTAGATGAAGTAAAAATACTTGTAGCGTGGGTTTTACGTTGACTTAATGTAAGTTTTGGGGGTTTAGATTCCCTTATTTTTATAGCCGGCATAGCCGGCATAGCCTGTCTAGCCTGTCTAGCCTGTCTAGCCCGTCTAGCCTGTTGCTTGGCTCTAGCAGTAGTAACCTTTGCGCCCTTGGTCATTATATTAATATCTTATATATTATTTTTTACAAAAAAAATAACTTTTATTAAAAATATATAATCCTAACTTTTTTAATTTGTAATAAAAATGCAATTCAATAATAATTTAATTTGTATCTTTTTACTAAAATATTTACATAAAATAGTCAAATTAAAACCAAAAAGATGCAAATTGTTATTAGAGTTATATGCAAAATTTTTTAAAATTTTTCATATAAGTAAAATTTAAACGTATTGCTCTTTTGTGTGAGCATCATAGTAGTCTTTGTCTCTTGTAAGCTCCCTGGAAGGAACGCCGCCGCGGATCCAGCCTTGTGCCGCAGCGCCCTCAACTAAATTTGCCGGATTTGTTACCTTATCTTTAATGGATGGAATCAATGGAGTTGAACTGTATTTCATATAGCTCTGCTCACCCAATTGATTAACAGTTCGTTTATTAGTATTTAATTCCCCCTGCTGAATCTGCGCCTCCAAAATGGGATCCACCGCTCCACGCCCAAGATAAGGAACAGTAGCAAATGGGCGTTGATACAGATCAATTCGGCATCTGGGATGCGTTTGGACACTACCAATCAATAATCTAGAGTTATCATCAACATTGCAGCCACCCGCACCAACATTATGACCTCCATTGTAGAAAACTCCTGGCTGAGTTGTTGCTAAAGAGATGGGATTTTTCATCGTGCAATCTTGAGCAAAATAGTTTTGGAGAGTATAATTACAGGCTTGGACATTTTGCAGAGTGGTTTGATCCACACAACAATTATCGTTTCCCATTCTAGACATGTTATCAAAAGTATAAGAAGATATGTGTGCCATATTTATATATATTAAACATTATTTTTTTACTAAACAAAAAATAATGTCTGTAAAAACCAAAAACTAAAAAACTTAAATAAGAATATATCTTTCATTATCTTGAACACAAGCAAAAGCACTTCCATCTCTACAAGAAGGCATATTTCCATAAAGGAAATCCGCAAATGCCGTTTGGTCATTTGGTATTCTCGTATTTGGCATAGAATAAAAAGGAATCATTGACTGATCTAAATTAAATTTATCGCCTAAATCACCAAATAACTGCTTATTTGTATTTTTAATACCAGGATTCAACATTTGCACTGCTCTTTTTGCATTTTTTGTAATATCATCATAAACCTTGGGATTGAAAGAAGGCGGTGCAGCTTGTCTCAAAGGTGTATCACTTATTTCTGGAAGCATTACATTTCCCATTGGATTTCTTTTTGTAGATCCATAATAATCTGTTTTCAATACATTGTCAAGCGCAACACTTTGTTTATTTTTAGAAGTTTCTTCACCATCTGGCAATGTCGCAGGCATAGATTTTCCGCTATAATCAGCTACAACATTTACAAACCCTTCTTTATTTAATAATCCCTTAATAATCTGCTGTTTTCTATATTTGTAAAGAAAGAAAATAACAACCAATGTTACTAAACCAACCACCAACATTCTAACAGATCGCGTAAGCAAAAATCCAAAAATAGATAATACAATAACAATCCTACTAATTGCATTTAATTTTTCTTCAAATGTCATACAGGAAGATGGCCATAATTGAAAAATATAGTCTTTATTTAATAAAATTGTTGGATCATTAGACCAAAATGGAACTGTCATTATATATATTAGTTACTTAATTTTTATAGAATTAAAAATTAAATTGGTTAGTCAAAGTTTGATATATTTGTTCACTTCTTCTTGTTGCCATTTTTTCCTTTACTCTTAGATTTAGATTTGTTGCTTGTACTATTAGAATTTGTATTTAAATCGCCAATTGCAGCAATCAGCTCGTCGTCTGTCATTTGTGGTTGGCTAGCTTGAGCCGCCGCTCTTGCAGCTGCAGCAATTTGTTCAGCTGCATCTGCCGCCTTCTTTGCCTCCAACTTTGATTTAATGCGCTCCCTTGTTTGTGCGTTCTTTAAATTCTGCTTCATCTGGTTCTCCATTGCACCCATATTAACCTTAGAGTTTCTTCCTAGACCAGGAATACCCATCTTCTCAAACATGCCTTGCATATTCTCCATGCCAGGCATATTCTTCATCTTATTAATTAAATCAATTCCTTCACTGATTAATTCGCTTTCTTTAATTTCCCCGCTTTTGATCCTTGTATCCAACTTATCTCCTAAATTTTTGACCATATTCATCAGTTTCCCTGGGTTCTTGAACATTTTTTGAAACACTTCTTGCGCATTACCAGCATTTTCCATATCCATATTCAAGTTTTGTGCGGCCTCCTCGGCCATTTCCATTGCAATTTTTCCCAACTTGCCCTGCATCATTCCCTGCAAATGCTCATGAATTTGCTCAGCATTTGGTACATTCATTCCTTCGGCGCCCAAATTGGGTTGTTGACCTTCTTCCCCACTAGCACGCTGATTCTCAAAAAGATTTTGAATATTGGACAAAGTCTCTTGCAGTTTACCCTTTAGCTCTTCTTCATTCACAGATTCAAACAACTTGGCAGAATCACCAAACTCGGTTGTATTATTTACAGAACTTACTGCAGAAAAAAGAATTAGCTGTAAATACTTCCAAATTGTTTCTCTCGTATTGTCTGAAATGTCCATTGTCCATAAATATTTAAATACAATTCCAGGAAGAAATTCGGTATTTACAATAGATTCATCCTTGAACATATCTGCATTTTGGTAAAGAATATCAAAAAAACGCTCAGGGAAAACCCGCATGCAGTGCTTGTGAATAAAAGTAACTCTCTTTTCCTTGTCAGCGAGCAGCGCCATTTCTTTCTCTACTGGATCCGCAATATGTGACAAATCCTTAGGAGTCCACCATCTCTTAATAATGGTTTCATATTCCGGAAATGTTGTAATGATATCATTAGTAAAATCATTAATAATCTTGTAAAATTCCTCTGGAGCCTTGATTTTCTTCTCTTGTGGAATTTCTTCTTGAACAGACATTTATATGTTTTAAAAACGTATTATATATTTAAATCAAACTTGATCAAATATATATTTAAAAATAAATGATTTTTTACATTGATTCATAAATAATTGCCAATTTCTTTAAATTTTGCAAATACTTCATTACCTTGGCTTGATTTTCTGAATCCATCTGTCTTACGGGGTTTCTAAGTCCGTCAATTGCATCCATTATTTGCTTTGAATTATCTGCATCTGCCAAGTCATTTGCATAATCTTTCACAATAAAAAACCCTAAATCTCCAGAATCAATCTCCTTTTGATAAGGATCAACTACTTGTGCCTTGAAAATTTTAACAATAATTCTTGGGTTAGCTTTTCTAATAGCAAGAAAGGCATTTTTTGCCGTCAAAAGATCCACATTTTCAGGAAATACACTTTGCACATCGCTAACAAATTCAATAAAATGATCGTTGAAGGTTTTAAGAATTTGGCTCGAGCTCATTAATATTATTAGTATTGTTTTTTTTAAATGATTAAACTATTATATTTATTTTCATCATTATTTGATACGATTCTTTTAAAATGCTCTTCCTCCACCTCCACCTGAACCTTGTTGAAGATTTGATATTTCCTGTTCCCTCTGTCTTTGCAAATTTTCTATTGTGGAACCCTCTGGCATCTTGGCTGACTTAAAATCTGTTTCGTCCGTTGGTGTATTTATTTTATCTATATAATCAAGTGTTACATAACTGTGCATTTGCCTCAGTCCACCATCACCTTTTGCAGTTAAAGAATCTGCATCCATATCTAAAAAACTATAATTATCTGAAACGATTCCGCCAAGTCCAAAACCTCCTCCACCTCCTCCAAAAGAAAATGCCATTGGCTCTATGTTATTATATGTTGCTTGTTTTGTTAAAACCTCTTGCTTGGGTTTAAAATAATCATATATGCCTTCACCATAAACAACGCGATAATTTTGAGTCATTAATAACAAAGCGGGAACCTTTGTTACATTTTCAGGCATAATAATATTTTTGCCATTTTCAAGAACTATATATGTCTTCCCATCTGTCCCCTTTACTCTTTTATCAATACAAATAAAATGAATATCTTTACTGACTTGCGTCTTTGATAATAATTGCAAAAGCTTCTTGGAATGTTCACAAAAATTGCTGTAATATAGTATTGAACTCATATTTACTAAATTATCTGTAGGTTTTTCATTAAATATTTAAACGACGATTCCACTAAATATTTGTAAAAGAAAAGAGACAATGTTAATTATAAAACAAAAAATTGATTAAGGATATTAAATATATTGTTTTATATAAGATTACAATGGATCCTCGCATTCAAAAGCTCCAACAAAATGACGATTTTAATGTACTTACATTTACTCTTAGCGGGGTAAATGTCAGTTTAGCAAATGCAATTCGCAGAACTATTCTATCAGATATTCCTACAGTTGTTTTCAAAACTCTTCCTTATGACTTGAACAAAGCCAAGTTTATTGCAAATACTTCTCGCCTAAATAATGAGATTTTGAAGCAGCGTCTTGGATGTGTCCCTATTCACATTCCTGACCTAGAAATCCCACTTGAGAATTATCTTCTAGAAGTAAAGGAAGAGAACTTGACTGATACTGTCATGCGTGTTACAACTGAACACTTTAAAATTAAGAATTTGTCAACTGGTGAATATTTGACTCCAGCAGATAAAAAGAGAATCTTCCCTCCTTTTGTTCCTCAAAGTGGAAGGGGAGAGTATTACATTGATTTTGTTCACTTGCGACCCAAGATTACAGACGAAATTCCTGGCGAAAAAATTCACTTCACTTGCGAATTCTCCATTGGAACTGCCAAGGAAGATGCCATGTATAATGTTGTTGGGACGTGTGCATATGGTTATACGCAAGATCCAGAAAAGGTGGAAAAGGAGCTTGCAAAACGTGTTCAGCAATGGAGAGATTCTGGGCTTAGTACGGAAAATATTGAGTTTGAGGCAGCAAATTGGCGTTTGCTAGACGGTCTTCGGTTTACACTACCAGATAGTTTTGATTTTACTATTCAAACTGTTGGAGTTTTTACAAACAATGAGCTAATTTCAAAGGCCTGCTCAGTTCTAATTCAAAAGCTACAAAAACTTGACTCACTCATTGATACTGATGAATTACAGATTGAACCGTCAAAAAATACCATGAACAATTCTTATGACATTATCCTGGTAAATGAAGATTATACTATTGGGAAAGTTTTAGAGTACATGCTTTATTCCAAGTTTTATGAGGGAGCAAAAACTCTTACATTTTGCGGTTTTAAAAAAATGCATCCACATGATAATGACAGCATTGTTCGGGTTGCTTTCCATGATCCAACTGATAAAGAAGGAATTAAAATTAATTTGAAAACATGCATTGGAGATGCTATTATAGTATTTAAGAAAATTGCAGACAGTTTCAAGTAGACGAGGTTTATATTTGGATAATTTATTACAATAATTATAAATTATCTAATGTAAAAATATTTTTTCTTTTTTTATTATTATTTTACCACCCATAATTTTCTTCAATAAGTGCCCCTTTTTTTGTTGCAGTAATATTATTATTTTTACTTTCAAAATAAGTTCCATTTTTTCCGCATTGATCTTCATCAATTCTACACAATTCTGCAAATACATATGTAATTTCTCCCGATACAATATCTTTTCTTCCAAATTTGTCACATCTGCCAAGATTATAACTAAATTCATTTACATCATAAGGTTTAAAATGAAGACAATCTTTGCACACAGGTAATTCAGAATTCTTAATAAAACTATTTTTAATTGGTGATAAAATTGCAGTTGCGTATAAAATGCGAATCCAATTAAACATTTTTAAATAATTATTTTAAAATTTTTAAATAGGTTTTTTACTAATATAGTTTTTCCAGTTGACTTTATACTACACTTCATCATGTTCAGTCTTTATAATATCTATATTTCTCTTTCTCATATTATAATTCATCGCAAACATCTGTTGCGAAGGGTGAAGGTCATTTACATAACCACGCACAACAGTGTTTGTAACATACAATCCATTATTTTTTAATTGATTCTTATAAATTTCATGAATCTTAAACATGTGGGGTCTAAAATGACCAGGAAATTCTTTTAATGGATTTTCTTTCTTAATATAGCATGCAAGATAATTTTGAAAAAGACTTTCTGTAAAAAAATGCAATTGATCTCTTACAGCAGAAAATTCTCTCTTATACTCAGGATAGTAGTTTAAAAATGATGAAAGCTTACCATTTTTGCGCAATTGCAAATATTGGTATTGTACTTTTGGTTGATTTCCTCTCAAGTTTCTAATTTCTTCGTAAATAGGATTTCTTATCTTGCATCTATCTTGCGTCAACTTACTCTTTAAAATTACACCCAAAATGTCATAAGATGTGTTTGGCGAAGCATATTTTTCAATTAAATCTGTATATGTTGACCAATCAGTATAAACTTTTGGAAACTTGATTGTTGTTTGATTCCACGCTCCATATGCTTTTACTGTTTCCATGTCTATACTTGAAACTTGAATAGTTTCATCAATATAAATAATCTCATAAACTGCAACCAAATAAAGTTGTGGATTTTTAAAGGGTATGACAATTCTATTGTCGGGATGTTGCAAAACAAAACTATAACAAAACTTTTTGTTCAATATATCTAGTACTAGACCATTTTCCTTGACTGCCTCTAAAAACATTTGCTTAAAAGTTTTACTATTTTTTGTTTTATAAAAAGATACTTCCGCGCCAACAGCTGAACGAGTTGCTATCTCCCAACCACCATTTATTCCAATTGCTCCATCCCAAAAAATATTAATCATTGTACCCTCCACAAACTCTTCGGCGATAATTGTATTTGTCTCAGCTCCATCTAGCTTAGGATTAGGATTAGGATATGCTCTCATAAAAATATCGCATGGCATTGATTTAGGTGGAGCAAAGCAGACCACCTCATTTTTATTATTTACAATAACAGATCGCAATAAACCATATGTAGGAATTAAATCATTGCTTAAAAAATTCTTGTCATACCTAAAAACGCGATATTTTTGATTGTTTTTAGTGAAAGATTCTCTCACATTTATTTTCAAAGAATCTGCAATTTGCAAAGTTTTTTCATCATTTTTAAGTAAATCAATAAAATGAGGCACACCTGATAACAAATATACCGACATTAATGTTACAATAGTAATAGTATATATTTGTCTTTAAACCTTTGAGCTTTAATTATTAATGAATTGTACTTTAATATAAAAATTTCTGTATAAAATATAGGATAATGTCATTAAATTTATCTGTAAAAGAAACAACATCTAAAAAAGAAACAACTGAGGAAAAACCAGAACTTGTTCTAATGGATGGTTCAAATGACAATGATGAAGACGAAGAAGAACCTAATGTAAAACCTGCAAATAGTATAGAAAGTGTAGCAACAGAGACTAATGTAGGAAATACTTCAACAGAACCAAATGCTCAAACTACATCTGTAGTTAAAGCAGGGGAAACAGTTATTGATGGGTCTTCTATTAAAGCTTCAGCTTCGGCTATTCCTGAGAAAAAATCTACTCCTGAATCAAGTAATATGTCATTACAATTGGGGGATGTTATTAGAATTAAAGATCCAACAAATGAAATACTTAATAACAATATTTTTATTATTGACTACATTGATGAAACAAAAATAAAATTAATTGGCGAAAAAGATTTGAATGAAGTTCAACTTAGAATTAATCCAGATGGAACAATTTCTAATGGTACAATTGAAACAATTACACTTCTTAGTCGTAGTGAATACCCTGGATTTGCTAGACAAAATGGCCTTCTTCCAGGAACATGGATTAACATATATTTTGGCGGAGATATTCCAACAGTTTTAACAGGCGAAATTACTAATTTGGAAGAAGATATGATTGAAATTAGTTTATATCCAGAGAGTACAATTATTTATTTGAACTTTGCGTGCAAGGGTATTCCTGAAAATCTCCCCATTGAAAATATTGAAATTCGCCAAGCGCCAGAAGCAGAAAAACTTAAACAAACTCAAATATCGGGTCAGTTGACAGAAGGAGAATATGAAGGGGAGAGCGATTTGGAGGGAGAAAGAAGAGAAACCGGCTTACCAACTCTCAATTTGTCAGAGGAAGAAATGGAAGCACAGGATCAAGAACAAGTTTTCTTTGTACCATCAAAAAAAATAAAGCAAGGTCTGCGCCAAATTATTTTAAATGCAGACCAAATTAAATTTGGTCCAGATCTTGGAAAAATTACGCAAATTATTACTTTAGAAAAGGGCACTGAACGTTTTAGTCTTGAAATGCAGACAAATGATATTCTTGACCAAATGTTATCCACTATACCAAATAGCCAGCGCACTTTACGAGTTCTTAATAACATTCATACAATGATTGATCGGTTTATCCAGCTTCGCGAGAGATTTTCGCAGATTGATCAATATGGAAATGTAGAAGGCCTCTTATTAAAAGGTGCCAATTACAAGCCCTTGTGCGAACAACTTTCTCAAATGAAAAATAACCTGCTTTGGGTTGTTTTTGTTGCAAAAAATATTAAAAAAGTCTACAATGCAAGTTTAAATGAGAGCATTGACTACCAGGATGTTATCAAGTTTGACATCGCAGATGATGTAAAAATTATGGAACAATCCATTGACATGTACAAGGCAAATTCTTTCCCTGATGAACAGAACAAATATGTGGAACTCATGCATGCATTAAATCCTCATTTTATACCCTTTGAAGAACCAAATCGCGAATCGTTGACAGATGTAATCTATGAGAATTTTGTTCAAAGTAACATTAATGCAATTATAGACAACTTGGATGATTTTCAATCCTCCATCGTCAATGAAGATGTTATTAAAACAAAAAAATATGTTGTTCAAATGTATAACTTGGGTGAAACGCATTTGCATGCTACTCAATTCACTGGCGCTAAAATGAATGCAAAAATAGTAAAATTAACGGATCCAGATATTCTTTCTTTAAGATCCATTATGACTCTACCTGAGCCCACAGTGCGCTTTTCTCGCATTAATTTGCCCAGTACAGACATCTTAAGCAAGGCGAATTTGAACACAACTTTCTTGGATTATTGGCAGCTTCTTAAAAATAAAACAAAGGTTGATAATGTTCTTGTAGATACATTTAAAGAAGATTTACCAGATGATGTCTATGATACCTACTTTGACAATATTAAAAACTTTGCTCTTTCTTTAAATGAGGAAGAAAAGGGCACACCATCATTGCAAACTTTTAAGAAATACTTGAACATAATTATACCCAAGACAAGAGTATTGTTTAAAATTATTAGAAAATATATTACTGGCAAGGTCTCCATGGTAGAAATTATTAATTACATGGAGCCATTTCTTGTTTATACTGATGACTTGAGCTTTATGCAATATGTTGATATTAATCAATTTATAGATCAATCCATCTCAACATTCAATAAAAAATTCATTGAAAATCGCCGCATTTTTACTACAATCAAGACTATCCTTGACGGGAGAACTACCGATATTACCAGAGTCAACTCGCGTATTATGGAAGGCACTATCCGCCAATTGACTGAAAAAGCGCCCCAAGTTTGGGAGGCATACGGCGTTGGTCGTGAACCAATGACAAATGCAGAGGTAATTAGAAGAATAACTCTTGCTGATTGTGGAAATTTGTACAACACTGCAGTTGCAATGTTAAATCTTCCTCTAATGTTTCCCGATAGTTTATCACCTATTTTTAATCAGGACAAGCAGGCTTTAGACTCAAAAGAAAGTGCTGCAGCAGATGCAAACAAATGCACCAGTTATGTTATTGCCAAAAAATACACACTTGAAAAGGATCTAGAAGCTGACAATGGACGCGACATATACTTTGATAAGGAATATGATAATACTCCTTATGGTATTATGGATGATTTTGCAAAGGATCAATCTAGGATGCCTCCAGATGAGTTTATTGCATATTTAAATGAAAAGTTAGAATCCAAATACAAGTACAATGAGGCTGATGCAGAATATATTACCGAATCCCTCTTTAATGGGATTAAACAGGTTCGCGACGGTCAATATGCAATAATATACAATACTTCAAGCGATCAAATAGATTATTATGTTCGCAGAGGAAATGCCTGGGTACTAGATGCTGGATTTGACAGATCACTTGAAGGAAATGATTCTGGTATTCTTTGCGATCTCCAACCGGACTGTCTCTTTGTACCAAAAACTCAAGATGGTAAATGCGAAGATAGTAAGATGAATAAGGCTAGTTTGGCCAGCAACGCATTGAAACAAATCATGAACGAGTTTGATGAAAACTATGCAACATCCAAGCAGGAGTTAACAGACAAGATAGGAAATTATTTTGCATATTACACATATGTATTCCCAAAATTGGATGATCTTGCACAATACAATTTCTTAAAATACAATGATCAAAAGTTCAAAATTGGAATGCAATTACAAGATGAACCAGCAGTTGTCTTATCACCCTATTCAAAGCTGCGCGACATTATTCTTGGACAAACAGACTTTGTTAAACGTCAAAATGATATTATTCGTTTCTGTATTTCATTCAGTCGTGAAGCAATTGAAGGACAAATGGACATAAATGAAGCCGTTGAGGAAACAATTCATTGGCGCTATTGCATTAAAACGGGAGTTAAGCTTATTCCCACATTTTTATACACTCTTGCTAGCGCATTTGTTCAAGATTACTCTGGTTATGATGTTGTGATGAATCGCGTAATTGATCAAATAGGAAAAGCCAGCGACGATGGTGATAAAATTGTGGATAGATATAGTGGTTATACCATTTGCAACAGGGCTTTAAGTAATGAAGAAGGATTTGATAATGGATTCCGTGTGCAAACTCGCGAAATATTAGAGAAAGACGCAGGAGATGCACTTTTAACAAGCTCTCAAGAAAAAAAACCCATCAAGTTTTCTTCCCCCGAAGCAAAAATGGTATCCAATATTGTTGACGTTCTTTCAGTTAATATGGGTATCAACTTGGCCGATCAAATGGAGTTTATAGTTCGCACTGTTACAAATACACTTCCTACTATTTTACCAAAGGAAGAAGATTACAAAAAGGATATGGTAGAACTGGAGAAAAAGGGCAAGAAGGTAGTACCATATGAGGATGTATACCATTCAACAATTCTTTACGTAACCCTTGGTATGTTTCTAATTGCTATACAAACAAATATGCCATCTATTAAAACGCGCAAAACCTATCCTGGATGCGTAAAATCTCTTGATGGATTCCCAATAGAAGGTGCCGGAGACTACTCTTCCGTGAAATATTTGGCATGTGTTGCTTATAAAACCCGCAGCTCTGTTAAACCATGGAATGTTATCATGAAGACAAAGGAAGACGTTATTGCAGCAAAAATACAGGGATTTATTGAGAATTATTTAATAACAAATCCTGAAATAACACGCAAATTTAGAGAAAAGGAAGCCTATTTACTTATTCATGGTGGAAAAGAGATTCCTGAGGAATACAGCATTGACTTGTGGACAAACTTTCTTCCTCCACTTATACCCTTTAAAATAGCTGGTCTTGCATCTATTTCACAAGAATTTGCAGAAGGATTATTAGCCGATTTACAAAGAGGATCGCCCGCACAAACGCAAAAAATTGCAGTAATTCAGTCCAAGATTATCCAGTTTTCTCTTGCTTTTCAAGAGATTATTACAAAAATTATTGAAAAGAAGAATGCTCTTCTTGCAAACTCTGCAAACGAACCTTTCTTGGAAAATGCTTGTTGCAATGAAACAGGCTTTTCATCAACATTTGATTATTTTAATGCAGCTAACAAAGATGTCTCTATTTACAATGATACTGTGCAGAACTTGTCAAATATTTTGCGCGATATTAACTTGCTAACAAAAGCCGCACTGTTTTTCAGTCGCGAAGACACCAAGTTGCTCTACCCTCCTCTCAGTCAGGATTTTAATGAAGAAACTATTTACCGCGCATTTATTATTTATTGCAAATTTAACACTCTTGCGCCTATTCCAGAAGAGTTGCTTCCTATGTGCACAGAAAAACCCGATTTTTTCATGGCAACCGATTCTATTATAGAAAAAATTAGAAAGTTGAAAAATGATGGACGCAATTATAGCCTAGAGGCATTTTTGCGTTTATTCCAAATTGTCTCTAGAAACAATATTGTAAATGTTAACATGTATTCACAAACAACAACAATTATTCAAAAAATGCGCGACCTGTTTGAGAAATTTGATGACGATGATGAGCAAGTTGTTCCACCCGCTTTGCGCGACCACATTGAAGCAAATCTTGATACTTTTGATGTTGGGCTTACTGAAGATCCACCAGAGATGAGAGAGTTTAAAAACTATCTCGGCAGAACCAATAGGGACATGAAAAGAGAATTACTAGAGTTTATTAAAAAGAATGCTACTATTACAAAGGGAACCCTTGCAAAAACTGATCAATTTTTAACAGATTTGATGTCATGGGGCAGTTCACAAGATGCACCAGTTCGCAATTTAAATATGAAAATTGCAGATGATTCCATGTATGAATCCATCAATTTTGTTAAGATGTACATCTTTAACATGATAAAAGTGTTCCCAAATATTATTCTTAACCAAATCAACTATGATGAAATTGTCCTACCAAAATACTGGAATTTGTCTCCATCCCATTATAATGATGTTAAAAAGAGCATAAACGAGTATTACAAATCTTTAAGACAGTTTTATGGAAACAAAGCATTAACAAACCTGTTGACCGAGGTTCAAAGCCAACTAGAAAATATGCTTCTTTTGGCAAAATTTACGCCAGCCATGTCAAACATTAGTTATGGAGGTGAGGAAAACCATGCAATCTTCAATAAGCAAATTAGTATGGGTCTATTTGAACACTATATTTTGGAAGTATTCTTAAAATACATTAGCTTAACTGATGACGAATCTATATTGGAAATTGAATCTGTCAAGCGTGTTAGTGATGATATTTTTGGTGATGATAGTGATGATGAGGAGGAAAGAGAAAGGCAGGCTGACGATGAATTTGACGTAAGAAATCCTGAATCATTTAGACAACAAACTGAAGGATATCGTTCTGCACTTAAAAAATTAACAGCAAGGCTGCTCGTGGAATTTATAAATATCATGATGGATCACAAGAGCATGGCAAACAATAGTTATGAATATATCATGGACAGAGTTTTCAAGTTGAGGGAAAAGGAAAAGGATACATTTACTGATCGTTTACAGAATTTGACGGATGAGGAAAGAGATGCCGATACAATTCTCAAGATTAATAAACTTGGTGTTTGGAGCAAAGGTCTGCAAAAAGGATTAACAAAATATGTAAAGGAAGACTATGATGACGAAAAGCAGCTTATGGAAAAGTTGGTCGAAGCCGAAAGAGCTGTTGCAAAAAATAAGAATGTTGTTGATCAAAATATGGAACAATATATGGAAGACTTTTTAGAAGAAGAAGGTGAAGCCGCTGCAATTGAAGAGGAGGAATACGATATGAGACGCATGACAGAAGATTATATGGACGGAGATTATGATGGCGCAGAGGAAGAAAACTATGGGGAATATGATTAAAACCAGCGAAACAAGACGAATTCAAAAATTTTATTAATTTTGTTTATTATATATATGTTGCGCACATTTATCAGTAAAAACGTCATATTTGTTGCTATAATGATATTCTTGGTTATATTTGGAATTGTGCATGTTACGCGTGCAAGTTTCCTTTATAATCAAGATGGAAGCATTCGCCAATTTGGTGTGGGTTATAGAAATAAAACGATCATGCCGATCTGGCTATTTTCCATCATTTTAGGAATTTTTTCTTATTTAGTTGTTTTATTTTACTTGAGGTATCCAACATTGTTTTAGCCTATAAAAATAAATATTTTATTTATTGAATATATTTGTTATTCAATAAATATCAGTTATAACAGATCAAATCTCAAATCTCAAATTTTTATTTACGTTACCTTGTAAACAACAGAATTATTCAATTCATTCTGCTTATTTGTTTCTTCCTGTTGTTGTAAGTAGTCATCGTGTGCAGCCTTCATTTGTTGCACATCTTTAACGCATCCACGAGTAGCCAAATTATAGGAAACAATAGATGTTAATAGAATAGCTGTATAAATGTACCACATGGATTCTCCAATATTATCACGTAGAACAACAAGATCTAACAGTTTATTTTTTGCAGTGTCGTAATCAAAATCTCCGGTCATCTGTTTATTCACAAAATCTGGAACCATTAGCGGCTCCAACAATGTCCATATACTTTCAAAATTGCCTGGAACCATTTGGTTAATTAAAATACCCTTATTGCCAACTAATTTCATTATAGCTTGTGCAGCCACTTTCAACTCCTTCTTTTCTCCATCACTTGAAGTTTCATCAATTTTATCACTTAAATCACCATTTTCTAAAATAACATTTAATATATTATTTGCTCCATTTGCAACCACAAAATATCCAACAACATCGCTAAAAGCGCTCTTTAATCCAGGAAACATGATTAAAACGGCAATCATTATGCCAAATATTAAAATCCAAGGAATAAAGGTTAATAATGCGGCAACGCCAATATTTTTGCTAGCACTTCCACCACATTTATTTATAATGTAAATTGAGTTAAAGAAAAATTGGAAGAAGATGACAAAAAGGAAATAAACCATTAATCTAGGCATATTTTGTAAAGTATAAAATATCTGGAATTCATCTTTGTGTTCTTCCAACATTTGACTTGTAACTTTTAATTTTCCAACAGTTGGAAATGCAAAATATACTATTGTAAGAACTATAAAACTAATTAATGTTAAATAAGAAGTATCCATATAGATATTGTGTATAATTTATTTTGTAATTATAACAGTATTTATTAAGTAGCTAACAATTGGAATGTCTTCATTTGATAATCTTACTAAACCTAGTTTAACAGAACCTGGTGTAAAATATTTTTTAAGAGAAACGCTAAAACAATGTAAGGAGTTTAAAATAAACCACAATAATATTGTTTTTAATCTAAGTCTTCTTGGAGGATTTGCATTTGTTTTAGCACTAATATTACTTTACAAATACAAGGGAAAACTCACGCCTGCAGAAAAGCGCCAGAAAAATCTGGAAAAACATCAATACATACTGTCAAAAATAAAGAATTTCCAAGAAGCAAAAAAACGGGCTAGTCAAGAATTAATTACTGGATTGCCTATTTATGAGAATGAACATGTTTCTTATTAGGATAATATTTGATAATTTAGAAAAAGAAATGCAAACGGTGTAAAAAATAAATATCTAAATATATTAGTAATTATGGATGAATTATTCGATGATGAAAATGTGAATGAAAGAATTGGTGAAGATATAGATTATGAAGAATCAAATGCAAAGGTTAAAAAACCTAACATGAGTGAAGATGCAACCAAACTAGCTTATCGCGAAGCACTCAATTCATTTTACAGATATAAAAATTCTTATGAAGATGCTTATAATAAAATGAAAAACAAGATTATTAATAACACTGAACTTAGTTGGAAAGAAAGACGCATTGAGTTTCAAAAACTAAAACCAAAATGTATAAACTGTAAACGCCCTGTTGGTAGTATTTTTACAATTAAACAGAATCGTGAAACCTTGATTCGCGATTTACATGCCATGTGTGGCGATCGTCAAGATCCGTGTCGTTTCAGTATTCAAATTGCAGTTCCATATACAACTACATATGTAGAAACGTTAAAAATTGATCGTGATGATATTAATGCATACAAGAATGAAATTATCAAATACAAAAATGATATGATCTTTGGTTATTTACCAGCAGAAAGAGCAGTCATTGTTTTTGAGCAAATTCGTGAAGATTTAACAAGCGCCGTTAAACGCTATGAAGGATCATTAGAATTTTACTTGGATAAAACTAATAGTCGTGAAAAACGAGATCATTTGCGCCAATTGACAGCCGACCTATATATTAATATTAATGACTTAAAGACACTTATGAATGAGTTTGACAGGAGTGGAAATGTCCAGTTTGCTCAACAAGCTGTTGCCATTTATATTAATGATATTTTGCCCAAAGTTGAGAGTATTAGAGAAGAAAAATATGCTTATTCAGCGGTTGAATATGACAGTGACGATGACACTTATCATTTGGTGCAGAAAAAAATGACAATTGAACAGCAACAGGATAATCTTTTATCTGATCGCGAGGAGGTTGTCAAACACTTTACTGTCGGCGTTGGTAAGAATCTAAAGATGCGCAAGAGCAGAAGGAAGACGGCCTTGTCTTTAGGTGAAGAAGAGGAGGCCTTAAGAAAAAGAAGGCGCATGACTGCAAAAAATAGAGGTGCTACAGAATTTGTTTTAGAGGAAGAAGAACCAGAACCAGCAGCACCAGTTGTAAAAACTTTTGAACAAGAATTGGCTGAATTTGGAACGCCTACACAAATAATGAATGCTAGTACTGCTGGAAATAAAAAACTCAAGATTGAAATGGTAAAAGGACAATTATATACAAAGGATCCTGCAACAGGAGAATTTTACATTGTAGAAGCAGGAAGATAAAAGCATCTTACAATGAATGTTATATATTTATTTATTGTATAAATATATAATACATCACACATGTTAGCAAAATACATTTCCTTTCCTGTTTTTTTGATTAGTTTAGCCATCGGTCTCTTCTTTGTCTATATTTTAGGACCAGATATGAAAATTGTCCATTTATATCCAAATCCCGACAATATTGGCAATATTCAATATAAAGACAAAGCAGATCAGTGTTTTTCCTATAGTTCAACTGAGGTTGCATGTCCTGTAGATTTATCAAAAATTAAAATTGCTCCTATACAGGCGACAACTTGATCATTATAAAATAAAAAAATGGTATATTATATCGTCTTATAATATATTACATGCATCTTTCAAAACTTGTTCATAGCCAAACTGGAAAATATGTTATGTCTGTATTATTAGGTCTAGGTTTGGCAACTTTATTTAGAACCGTCTGTAAAGATAAAAATTGCATTATTTATCAGGCACCCCCATGGAATGAAATTGATGGTCAAATTTACAAGTATGATGGAAAATGTTACAAGTATAATGCAGAGCCCACACAATGCAACAAAAATAAACAAATTGTTGATTTTGCATAGACTGAAAATCTTGCGTAAATTTTAATAAGCAATCATTCTTTAGTAAATTATATGAGCTCAGACACAACAAATATTCATGATCTTCCTTTGGATCCCGCCGGAGGGGGAAATAATAGCGTCGCATTTTCTGCAAACGAGATGCCAGTGCAAATGCACGCACAAGGGCAAGGACAGGTACATAGTCAAAATAGTATGACTCTCGATCAAAATACAATCAACCAAATTATTAGTGGCATACAACAAGCTGGCGGAGTTACTCAATTACCCAGTCGTGACATCCCTATGAACATGGAGTCTTTAACACAAGATCCAAATATTCAACCTAATTACATTCCTCCTTCTGCTAATCAAGATTATATATCTAGTCATCCAGAAAATAATGAAATTATTGATGAATATTATAATAATTCTAAACGCGTGGGAACACTTGATGAAATATACGATCAACTGCAGACACCTCTTCTTTTAGCCGTATTATATTTCCTTTTTCAATTACCAGTTATTAAAAAGGCCCTCTTCAAATATTTGCCATTCCTATTTTCAGCCGACGGTAATTCTAATATTCAAGGATTGCTTTTTATGAGCATTTCGTATGGTCTATTTTATTACATTACATCAAAGATTATGGTAAATTTTAATCAGTTCTAAACAAGTTATAAAAACAGATTTAGATACTATTTGCCATTACTATTTATTGTGTGAAAAAATGGATGAAGCTTCTAAACCAATACCAATGCCAAGAGATGTCATGCTCGTGGCTTACGCAATATCTCAAAATTTGCCTCCTGAAAAAACTGAATTCAAGAATGATATTTTAACGTTTATTAAGAATGATCTTGTCTATCGCTCACCCGAGATGAGAATTCATCCTTCCGTATGGCTTATTTTTGAAACTTCCATTATGAAGAAGAATATACCTATTCCTATGGAACCATGGGAACATAAAATTGTAGACATATTTATAGGAAAAACTCCTCTTGATGAAGCTTTATCAATGACAAAATAAAATATAATTCAATGATTATGGTATATTTACTTGTTTTACAAATAGATATACAAAATATATAAACAAATGGAGTTATATACTTTAATAGTAAACTTATATGAGTGAAATAGTTTCAAATATTTATGCGAGTTTAACGCAAATTGTCAGGTTAAATATACACGATAAAATAAAAACTGGCAATGTTTTTTTTGATACTATTGTTGGCACCACTTTATTAGCTGTTGTAACATATTTTATTAATATGGGATATGCAAAAATAACAGACGAAAATGGCTGTTTCCTTTTATCATCCTATTTTGCAAAGGACTACATTTTTTCCTTTTTTTACAAAAAGAATATGATAACATATGAGGGCAAAAAAACGTTTACTATTTCACAATATGACTGTGTTGGCGCTTCATCCTCTGATTTTTCAAACAGATTTAATGCAATATGGGAATATATTATTGATAATATTGAGACAAACCCATCAGTATATGAAATTAAAGAATTTTACTCTTTTAAAAATGAATATACCAATAGATTTAAACAATGCGATGACAAGGATTACAAAAACGACATGTTTATTGTTTCCCAGAAAATGAGATTTCTATTTAATAAACCTCTTGATATATACGCATACGCTTACACCTATGCAGAAAATTTGGGCGATAAGGAGGAAAAAAGCAAAACAAAGACAGAAAAACTTGTAGTAGAACTTTTCTCATACAAATCGTCTATAAAACAGATTAAAAATTTTGTAAATGATCTAGAAGTAAAATACACGGAAAGAATTGAAAATGCTCGTAGAAATAAGCAATTCGCGTATACACTCGTTAAAACAAAGTATGAGGATTCCAAATATGAATGCTGGGACGAGACTCCATTTTCCAGCACAAGAACATTTGGAAATCTTTTTTTTGAAGGAAAAAAAGAGTTATTAGATCAAATTAATTTTTTTATTGAAAACAAAAAATGGTATTATGAAATGGGAAATCCTTATTCACTCGGTATTGGTCTTAGTGGTCCTCCAGGTACAGGAAAAACTTCTGTAATGAAGGCTATTGCCAATATGTTTCCAGATAGACAGATTATTGAAATCTCATTCAAGCTCATTAAAACCAAACGCCAACTACAATCATTCTTTTTTGAAGATACGTATAGTCGTAATAACAAACAGGGAACTATTGGGTTTGATAAAAAAATTATTATTTTTGATGAGATTGATTGTAATGATATTTTTTTAAAGAGAGATGAAAAACGAAAGTTGTTTAAAAATAATAAAAATGATAAAGATTCAACGGGTAAAAAAAGCAAAAGATTAAATTTGCAAACACTATCTCCAGACACAATGGTTAATGTCGGGGATGTAGTGCAAACGCTCATTGATGAAAATGAAAAAGACACACAAAAATTGGCGTCTATTATGAAACCAACCGATGAAGAACCGTTAACACTTGATGATATATTGACTGCATTTGATGGAATTAGAGAAACTCCTGGAAGAATTATCATTATTGCCAGCAATTATTATGATGATTTAGATCCCGCTCTAATTCGCCCTGGCCGTATTGATATCACAATTACGCTAGGCGAAGCATCTCACCAAACTATTCGTGATATGTACCAACACATGTTTAAAAGTCCAATTGATGAAAAACGATTGAAAAAAGTAAAGGCGAATTTTTATACTCCCGCAGAAATCAGCAATATTTATTTCAAATGCGGCAATAACTCAGATAAATTCATGGAACGACTTTTGAAAAATGAAAAAATATAATATGACATATATGTTGAGTTATATACATACAAAAATTATATGTATATAACACAAACATGGACCAAAAACAATTTGAATACTATATAAGTAAACTATGCATTAATTTACCACAAGATTTTAAAAAGCACAAGAATATGGGGAAGCCAATGCATATTGATGTCATTTTTGAAGGCGGACTTTTTAATGGCGGATATATTCTTGGTGTAGCACTTTTTTTAAAATATCTAGAAAAAAAAGCATATATTGTTGTAGATCGCATATCAGGAACAAGTATTGGCGCCATAATAGGCCTTTTATATTTAACTGATGCACTTGATCTTGCAATAGATGTATATCCAGAAATTCATCGTCACTTTAAAAAACAAATGACTATTGAAAATTTTGATGCAATCATGAATTTAATTAAAAGTCGTACTACCGAAATATCTTTCAAAAAACTATTTAAGCAACTTATACAGTCACGACTTTTTATAACATATCATGATGCAAAAACGTGGCGTCATGTTACGAGATCTAATTATAAGAATATGGATGATATTATTGAAACCATTAAAAAATCTAGTTTTATACCCTATGTTACATATGATTCACATTTATACAAGGGAAGATATATTGATGGCTTATACCCATACATTTTTCAACCAATTTGCAAGAATGAAACAAAAAAAATACTTTATGTAAATGTCCACGCATTTGATAAATGTTGTGATATGTTTTCTATTAAAAATGAAAAAACTAATAGTCATCGCATTTTTGGCGGAATTCTAGATTTTCACCTTTTTATAATTAAACAAAAAAAGACAAATATGTGCAGCTACATAAATGATTGGTCTAGTTATGATAAATGCACCGCTGGTTTATTTTTAATATTTTGGCGCGCATTATTTTATATTATATGTATTCTATATTTCATATATCATTTAATATATAAAATACTTGGTCAATTTATTAAAAAAACAGACGCCAAATTAATACTTGATTATATGTTAAAAATTATTTGCATATTTCAAAAAAATATTCTAAAATGTGTTTCCACTATTTAATATCAGTTTAAAATTTAATAAAACCAAACAAGGTTCTTTTTCCTTTTGTTTTTTTCTCTGTTTTATTTTTGTTTTTCCCCTTTCCTTTAAATTTTTCATTTAAAGTATTTACTGTCTTGTTGTTTTTTATTTTTTTTACCATTTTTTTTGTCTTGTTTTTGATATTTTTTGCAGCCTTTTTAAAAAAATGAACAATCTTGTTTTGAATTTTGCCTTCTTCCTTCAAATCTTTTTCTATGAGTTTTAGTTCCTTTTCTTCAGCTGATGCGCGCTCTTCTCGCGTCATATTTTTTCTACTAGCAATATCACTTGGCCTATATCTCAAAAACCATTCATCAAATTCACGTGTTCCCCTTTTTGAACGCAGTTCCCTAAATTTATCTGATTTTTCTGCACGTATTTCTTCCACTGATACTTGATGACCTATGCAATTAATACTGAATCTTTTAAGCAACCCCTTTTGAGCTAATCTGTTTTTCTCTTGTACCTCAAATAAATAATGTGACATACATAAAATGCGATCCTTATTTGCCAAGTATTCACGATTTGCGTACAAAAATGCCAAGTAAAAACTCAACATGGTATCAATTGTGGCAATTTTGATATCATTTTCATCCTGTTTAACAATATTATAACTATGACATGCCATTGGCTGATAAATAATAAGAACTGTATCCTCGCCGACTTTTACTTCATAATGAGTTGATAAAATCTCGCCAAGTGCAGGACGTTTTACAACTTTTACACCTTTTACCTTGTTATCAGTCAACTTTTCTTTAACAATTTCAGCAGTTTTTTCTGGTTCTGTGGATAAAACATCAAAATCTGGTATTTTTTCCAGCCTTTTTTGGAATCCTTTTGGCATATATCTGGAATATAAAGAAATAGCATATCCACCAAAAAAGACAACCCCTTGATCTATTAATGTTTGTTTTACAGTGTCATATATTAGCTCCCCATTCTCTTTATTTTCCATCTTCCTTTGAAAATCTTTATAACTGCATTCTTTGCTTGTTAAAGGATAATTTTTATTTAACAATGTCAAACGTTTGAGTACTTTTTCCCAACGACTTACATCCCCTGCTGGTCTAGACAACTCTAGATACATCAACATACGTAGAAAGTTGGGTGGTGCATAATATATCCCTGCTACACGGATTGACTCATCCTTTAAAGTCTTGAATAATTCTTTTGGCATACTTGTAATGTCAGCAACTGGAATAAAGTTTACAAATACTTTAAATGTCCCATAATGCTGACCGGATTTTGCCTCAGCTTCAACAAACCCTGCTTTAACATATTCATCTGTTAAATCTTTTGCATCATCTAGTGCATTTGATGAAAAAAAATCGTAATCAGGAATCTCAAAATCTCTATTGTAAAACTGATCTTGTTTTGGCAAAATATTATTAATAGCCGTTCCACCATAGCAGATTAATCCGCGCTTTTTTATAAACTTTTCAACTATATCTATAATCTGTTTAATTTCAGGTGAATTTACGACTACTTTGCCCTTGTTCATCTCTGCTTTGTCCACAGATGAACGCAAAATAGCCAATTCACATTCATTAAATGACATTGATTTATTACATATTTCTTTCATATAATACTGCAATAAAATTTATTATATGAAAACTTGTATCTTATCCACCTAAATTTATAATTTTATATATTAAAACTATAGTAATCACTTGATACAGTTCTAGTTGCATAAGACACTTCTGGATTTGGCAAGGGAGGCACTTCAACAACAATTGGAATGTATCTTAAATTTTCAGGTTTTAGTGCAAATGCATAACCATATTCATTGAAAAATAGCTCATTCTCTTCTAAATATGTATCAAAGTTTTGATATCGCATTCCTAACATCTGCACTCCAGCTTCGCGCATAACAATTGAACTAGGGTTTGGAGGATCGGCACCTTTATCTGGCATGCCAATTGTCATATTGGTCTTATTATATTCAATCAACTCATTCAAATCAGGAGTATATGCAATATCATAATAATGCAAAGCTCTCATAAAGATAGAATTACTTGTCATGTTAACATATTCATAAAAATCTTTGCATTCCATAAATGACAAATTTGAACGATCTACAATAATAACAATTTTTCCCATAAAATCCAAGAGTTTTCTATTGCCTAAATTCTCCTGATGGTTTTCGTAGCTATATTCTTTGCCCAACAATAATGAATCATACCCTTCAAATAGTTTTGCCAAATTTTGATACATGTTTTGGTTTGTACTCTTTATTCTTAAATGAAAAATGATTGGATCTTTTGGATTAGGTGCGGTGCTGTTAGAAAATGCGTAGTCTCTAACTACTGCCATAATATCTGCAAAATCTATTGAATTGTAGGTTTCCTTAATGTAGTAATTGTCCGTGGTTGATGTTGCTACAACTGGTCTATCATCAATGGAATAGACCTCAAAATCTAAACCTCTAACACCTTGTTTTAAAACATCTTTTAATGCGCACAATGAGACAAAATCGTTCTTATAAGCACCGCCACTGCAGCAATTATATGCAGTTTTTATATAATATTCATTAAATTTAAATTGGCATCTCTTATCTGTGTAATTTAATGAACGAATATTTCCATTTAATGTCCCGTAAATATTGTCCAAAAATGAACAATTTGTATATTGGAGAGAGCGTATGTAAAGAAAGTAGACAATACATAAAATGATAATTACAATAGTTATAACAGATAATATTAGCACCGCCGTTGTTTCCTGGAATTTTTGCACTCTTTTTAATGCTTGCATTGGATTTGAAAGCGCATCATATGCAGCAGTGGCACCCTTTTTAATCATATCTGCTCCTCGTTGAAAAATACTTTGTTTTTGTTTTTCTTCTGAAGTTGCATCGCTCATATCTAATATCTAATATATGACAACAAATTTTAAAATTAATATTGTTTTATTAACAGTTAAATAATATTTTGTATATATATCAAAAATGCCAGGTGGATTATTAAATCTTGTATCACAAGGCCAACAAAATATTATTCTAAATGGTAATCCCTCAAAGACTTTTTTTAAATCTACATATGCAAAATATACCAACTTTGGTTTACAAAAATTTAGAGTTGATTTTGAAGGAGCAAAAACATTGCGTTTATCAGAGGAATCTACTTTTACCTTTAAAATACCTAGATATGCCGATCTCTTAATGGATACATATGTTTCTGTTTCTATTCCTCAAATTTGGAGCCCAATAATGCCTCCCGGAGATCCTAGTCAATATGTATGTATTGATTCCAATTTTATTCCTGAATGGGTTCCATATGAATTCAGGTGGATTGAAAATTTAGGTGCACAAATGATCTCAAAAGTGAGCATTACCTGTGGAAATCAAACATTACAGGAATTCTCTGGTGCTTATATTTTGGCGGCAGTTCAACGAGATTCTAGTAACAGTAAAAAGGATTTGTTTAATAAAATGATTGGAAATGTTCCAGAGTTGAATGATCCTGGAAATTCTGGAACACGAGTTAATAGCTATCCAAATGCTTATTACACGGAAAATTCATTGGGTGCAGAGCCGTCTATCCGTGGTCGTACTCTATATATTCCATTAAATACATGGTTTGGTCTTAAAAGTCAAATGGCCTTTCCTTTAACATCTCTTCAATACAATGAGCTTCATATTACAATAACATTTAGACCCATAAATGAATTATTCCAAATTCGCGATGTATTTGATCAGTGCAATAATTATCCATACATTGCTCCAAATTTTAATGCATATTACATGCAATTTTATAGATTTTTGCAGCCTCCTCCAGATATTACTCTTGGACCAAATTCTTATCCCGATACAAGATCGCTTTGGAATGCAGATGTTCATTTAGAGTGCACGTACGCATTTTTATCAAATGAAGAGGCTCGTTATTTTGCCGTCAATGAGCAAAAATACTTGATTAAACAGGTTTATGAACGCGTTTTTTATAATGTAACTGGGCCTAATAAGGTGGAATTAGATTCTATTGGAATGGTTTCTAGCTGGATGTTTTATTTTCAAAGAAGTGATGCTAATCTTCGCAATGAGTGGTCTAATTATACAAATTGGCCTTATAGATATTTGCCACATGATTTGGTTCCTGCTTCAACAAATGGATTACTCCAAATAACTAGAATTACTCCTGGAGGTACTACTGAAACTGTAAAAATTGGCCCAGGAGTTAACCCTGATAAAAGATTAACTGGATGGATGATAACGGGCGATTACACGCCAGAAAATGAATCTGATATTCTTGTTAGTATGGGAATATTATTTGATGGATCTTATCGTGAAAATATTCAGCCCGTCGGTATTTATAACTACATTGAAAAATACACTAGAACGGCTGGAAATGCTCCAAATGGATTGTATTGTTATAATTTCTGTTTAAATACATCACCATATGATTTGCAGCCATCAGGTGCAATAAATATGAGCAGATTCAATACAATAGAATTGGAATTTACAACCATGGTTCCCACACTTGATCCACTTGCTCAAAGTCTTACTATTTGCGATCCAGAAACGGGAACTATTATTGGTATTAATAAACCAACTTGGCGCATATATGATTACAACTATAACCTCTATTTATTTGAGGAAAGAATCAACATGATTACATTCGTTGGAGGCAATTGTGGTCTCACATATGCAACATAAGTATATGTCTTACATGCAAAACAATAAGATTACAAAAATTTTAATCTTATTTTTTAAAAATCAGTCATGCAAAGTTTTAATTCCCAAAACCCTTGGCCAAAAGGCGTTTTGGACATTTTAAAAATGTCCAAAATGAAATTCTGAAAATACTTTTGGGAAAAAAAAATAATTTTTCTGTTGGTCAGCGATTAAAAATTCAAAAATTGGAATTTAGAGCATTATGATCACAACCCATTTTTTTGAAAATTTTCAACTTTTTTAAAAAACTACTTAAGGCGATTTTCTTTGTTAACTGTATAGTTAACAATGGAACTCGCAAAAGTCGCACAGAAATTTTGTTGTGAAAAATGTGACTATTCATGCTCACGAAAGAATGATTTCAGTAAACACTGTTTGACATCAAAACATCTCAAAGTGACTGATTTGGAAACACAGTTAACCGCAAACTCGCAAATTGAAGAGTTTCAGTGTAAAAGTTGTAATAAGCTTTATAAATCCCGAACTGGATTATGGAAACATAATAAAACATGCATTGAACCTAAAAAAATATATAATGAAATACAATTAGAGGTGTCAAATATTGATTCAAAAGTTGATAAAATTATGACGGCAATAGATAAGAAAGATGACCTAATTATAAAACAAGATAACCTAATTGTTAAGCTTTTAGATCAAAATACTCTTCTACAAAATCAAGTAATTGAACTTTGCAAAGAGAAGAATACTGTAATAAATAACACAATTAATACTACAAATAACAACAATTTTAATATTCAGTTTTTCTTGAATGAACAATGTAAAGATGCCGTAAATTTGATTGATTTTATCAATTCTTTGCAATTACAATTACATGATCTTGAAACTACTGGCAAACTTGGATACGTAGAAGGTATTTCCAGGATTTTTATAAATGGTCTTAAACAACTAGAAACCCATAAAAGACCCATCCATTGCAGTGATGCCAAGCGTGAAATTTTTTACGTCAAAGATAAGGATACTTGGGAGCGCGAAAATAAAGAAAAGAATCATTTGAAGAAGGCTATTAAAATGATTACTCACAAGAATTTCAAACAATTGCCTGAATGGGAAAAGAAGAATCCGGATTGTTTTGATTCAAATAGCAAAAAGAATGATGAATATAATTTGCTCATTAATAGGAGCACTGGAAGCTCAACCGAGGAACAAGACGAAAAGAATTACAACAAGATTATTAAAAATGTTGCAAAAGAAGTAGTCATTGAAAAGGTGTAAATATGCAAAAACCCAAATAGTCTTTTTGCATGTTTATAGATACGCATTAGATGCCAAAGGCCCATTATCCGCAAATGCACCAGTTACAGATGGTCTGGTTGGATATGTAGGCAAATATGTGTATTTAGAGGGTTCAGTAGAATATTTGTATGCAATTTCTTCATCCACTATTTTTTCTTCCTCGTTGAATGATTTTAACCACGTGTCTTCGCCATAATACACTTCAGGAACCTTTGAATATTCGCTGGATTTGCCATTTGGTTTTTTAAAAAAGGCTGCCCGAGTACCAATGTCAGTAGTTAATGTACTGTATTTTGGCGTTGCATTATATGTCAAACTACCTGCATCATTTTGACCTCGCACATTAAACTCATATTTTTGAGGCTCATCAATTACAGGTTGGCATCCATAGCAATCCACATCACTAGTACATTGTTCTCTTGTAATAGAGCATTGTGATTGAGGCCCACATTTATTTTTGCAACTAAATGTTGTGGTTAATGGAATATTTACCATGTGGCTTGTTTCAGGTGTATTCTTATCGCGAATAATTTGCGCATTAGCGTCAAAACCTTCTGTAAAATGAATGTAATTATTTTTTATTAAATAATGGAACCAATAGAAAATTCCAAAAATAAGGACAACTGATATTATTGCCAATATAATATTTAGATTTCTATTTTTCATTGTTAATTTTTTCATATAATATATTATACATTTTTATTTTATTTTAGTTTTATAGATGATTTATCTTTACTGATTTATGTAGATTTATAGCAAAATTTTATATCGCTTTAATATAAATGTCAAATGCTTTATCAAATGTATGGTCAAAAATTGTAGGAAATAGTATATTTGGAGGAGGATCATTAACTGCGACGGCTAATCCAAATACAGCTACTACAAATAATGAAGATACTGCAATTGAAGATAAAAAGGCTGAACAAAATTCTACTTCAAAATCTCCTGATTTTGATTCATTTAAAATGGCAGTTGTCAATAACTTCAAGGGCATTATTTATATTATCATTGTTGGTGCAATGGGCGTTTATTTTGCCAAAGTAGCTCAGGCTAATGTGCTTCCAGATAATATTGATTATTCGCCTTATACAGATAAGCCAAGACAAGTGGAATCCGTTCTTATTAATGCAAATGTAGTAAAGAGTGGATCACTTTTTACGAAAAATTCAGAAATATATTGCACAAAAGTAGAATTCCCTGTTGAAGGACCCAAGTCTGTTCAAGAAAAAATGGCAAAATCTTTTATCTTTTCCAAATTTAAAGATGCACAAAACCCTAAAGATAGAGATGGTAATCCAATACAGGCAAATAGTATTACAGATGCATTAAAAAAATACATGAGTGATGTCTTGGTAAATGTTTACCCATATAATTTTATGGTGATAAATACATTATTTGGCGCCATGAATGAGAATTTGAGTGAAGGCGTAATTTATATACTTTTCCCTTTAATATTTGGTACGCTCTTTTTTTCTCTATTTTTCATGTTTAATTTAGTGTTAATTGTTATTAATTTGTTTTTCTATTTGGCTGATTTTTTTCAATATTATGATGGAACTACTTGGGCTAGTCCAGGCGACGATGCCCCAGAAGGTTACAATTGGTGGATAAGATTGGCAATAATGCTTGCATTTGTCTTTTTGGGCCTTGGTCTATGTATCATTGGATTACCCTTAGTAACTATGGTAACTAGTTTGTCTATGGCTCTTTCACTAAAGGCGGATGTTGTAAAGGACGAAAAATTAACTGGCGAGACATTTGGTTTTGTGAGTACGCTTTTATCAAGCATTTTGTACAAGGGGCAACTATTGATGGCTCTATTTTCGTTTGATTTGATTATAGACGCATTTACCAATTTAAATAACAACTACGGAGTTGGCTGCATTATAGCTATTTTATTCTTGTATTTTGTGTCTCCCCTATTTAAACAGTACAATGTTAAACCATCTGAGGATAACAGTATTTCCCAATGCACAACAAATGGAGAAGCGTATGAAAAGGCCGCAGCATACAGCCAAGAAGACGGTGGAAAGATTCTAGAAGCAACATCATTGACATCTAAAACAAAGGATTGGACAAAAAGTAAAGCGTCGTCTGTTAAAAATGCTTTTAGTAAGACATCTTCATCTTCTTCCCCTATAGAGGTAAAGGGGTCCCCTATTTTGTCAAGCCCTTCTTTATCCAAAGATAACTTTGCAGATGCAATGGAAATGAGACCAGTTAATACAATTAAACCAATTGATTCAGCTGGGGAAAGTGAGGTTCCAGGCGCCTATGTAAACTCCATGACTCAATTTGGCGGTAAAAAACTCCCCAAAAGAAAGGGAGTTTCTAAAAAAAATAGACAAACAAATAATTAAACATTCATATCAAAATAAAGTATTTAAAAATGTATAAATACTTTATACAATGAGTAAAAAAAATAAAAATCATAATACCCAAAAACAAGGTCTTCCATTTGTAAGTGTTTGTACACCAACTTTTAATAGACGGCCATTTATACCATCTCTTATAAAATGCTTTCAATCGCAGACATATCCAATGGATAGGATTGAATGGATCATTATAGATGATGGAACAGACAAGATTGAAGATCTAGTTGCACATATATCACAAGTTAAATATTTTAAATATGATGAGCGAATGTATTTGGGGAAGAAGCGCAATACAATGCACGATAAATGCCGTGGAGAAATTATTGTGTATATGGATGACGACGACTATTATCCACCAGAGCGCATTTCACATGCAGTTGAAACATTGTTAAAAAATCCGCAGGCTATGTGCACAGGTTCAAGTGAGATGAATATTTATTTTAAGCATATTCAAACCATGTATCAATTTGGCCCGTATAATAAGACTCATGCCACTGCAGCAACATTTGCATTTAGAAGAGAACTTTTAAGAGACTCAAGATATGATGATTCTATAGCAGTTGCAGAGGAAAAGGCGTTTTTAAAGAACTACACCGTTCCTTTTGTACAACTAGATACTACAAAGACGATTCTTGTATTTTCACACATCCATAACTCTTTTGACAAGAAAATATTATTAGAAACACCAAATAAATTTATCAGTGTTTCGCCCAGATCTGTGGATGATTTTATCCAAGATCCAGAACTGAAAAAATTTTATATGGAGGACATTGACGAGGCTTTGGCAAATTATGAACCTGGTAGACCAGAGCATAAGCCAGAAGTTTTAAAGCAGATCCAAGAGTTAAAGGAAGACAGACAACGAAGAATTGAAGAGATGCAAAAAGATGCACAAAAAGAATTTCAAGAAATGCATACAATATCTCGCAAAGAATATGAAGGCTTAAAACAACATTATGAAAAAATATTGCAAAGCAAAGATACACTGATAAATGAATTATTTAGACAACACAAGGAAATGAAGGCAAAGATTGCAGATTATGAGAAACCTTGCGATAAATAGTCAATTACTCATTAATATATTTTTTGAAAGGACTTAAAGCCCCAGCGCTATAATACAGTATAAACAGCAAGAGCTATTATAATGCCAGAGACAGACTTTTACGCACCAAACTACGATGAGGGGGAATACATTGAGAAGACCTCAAACAAGAGAAAAGCTACTGAGTTTGAGGATATGAAGAAGGAGGATAAGCATTATTACAAGATTCTTCATGCGATAAACCAGATGATTGATGGCAAGTTTCACAAGAAGGTATACATTGAGGCGTATTCTTCTGGTGATACTGGCACCCGTATTCGCGATGCAGTTACAGGCGAATATACAAAGTACCTAGTTGGAAGCACTGACGAGGATCTCTTTTTTAAGACGCGCGATTGCACTGGACTCATGAGTCAAAGGGATGATGCTGGGTCATTTTTTTACCTATCACCAGAGCAGTATGAGCGAGCTCGTTATTGCAGATTGTCTACTGATATTAAGGAGGCATGGAACAAGAAGTACATTGCTGCCATGAGGCGCATGCAATTGGAGGACAATTAAGCAATTGTCAAAATAAACTAATATGCCAACAATATATTTATAAAATATAGCTATTTTTACACCTTTGCGCATTTCACAAGTTTATGAAATGTGCAAAGGTGTAAAAATAAGAATCGCTATATTCAAATACTTATTTATTTTGTAATATATATTTTGATATATTATATATTTACCTCCAAAGATGAGAAAAATTCATGAAAATCTAGAAAATCCCTTTGATAATGCTATTTATATAATAGTTGAGTATTTAGCTCCATATGCACACAAATTTGGTTTTACGCCAAATATGATAACAACTATTTCAAATATATTTGCTATTATTGCAATTTATTATTTAATTAAACATTATTTTGTTGTATCTGGAATATTGTATTTAATTTCTTACATGTTTGATTGCCTTGATGGGTACGTTGCCCGCAAATATAATATGGTGACTATATTTGGGGATTATTATGATCATATTAGCGATGCTGTAAAATTTATAGCTTACTTGGGAACATTATATTTAATTAATTCAAAATTATTGCTTTTATTTTTACCAATTTTAATATATATTGGTTTATTAACATATATGCAAATTGCCTCTCAAGAATTGTATTATGGAAAACAGTCTCATTCACCATCATTAAGCATATTAAATAAATTTGTTGGTAAAATAAATAAAGAAACAGCTGAAGAAAATTTAAAATATTATCGTTATTTTGGATGTGGCACATTTAACTTTTTAGTTGCAATTATTTCAATAGTTTATGGGTGTTTTTATAGAAATTATTAGTATTGCTGCAGCATTATATAGATATAATGACATAGACATAGACATAGATATAATAATGTATAGTATATAATAACCAATGTTTAACAAATTATTTTTATTTAATGCATTCTATTGTTTTTTAATAAAACGTGGCGCATCGTTTAATATGAATGTTGCAAGGCATAAATTTTATAAAAGTACAAGTATTTATTCCCAAGTAGAAGATTCAACTAATGAAAATAATTCCAGTGCACACGAGCAAACAATATCTCAATTTATAACAGATCCTAATAAATTTACAACAAACTTTCCAATTGGTTTTCGTAAGGTTAAGCGTGAAAATGAAGGTTGTGATGAAAGATTTAATATAATTAAAACGCAAGATGAGATGATTGAAGCAGAAGAGTCCATTTACAAATTTAAAAAGATGTTTCAAAAGCAATCACTGTTAAAATATTTAGAGAGCTCAAAGCATGGAACTATGAATAAACTTGCTGTTATTGAAGCAAATAGTAGCTTGTTGAATGATATCAATGGATCTGTTCAACAAATAAACTTGACAGCAGGAGGATTGTTCAAGTTTTGGGACATGGATGAAGACTTTTAACTGTTTATCAATTAAAATATTTCTAAAAATTGAAACAATAATAAAAATGTTAAATACTAATTACACCGCATACCCCAACCATGGCAACCAATGAGCCCGTAGATATTCTAGACTTTATTCCTGTTCTTCTGGAAATTATCCCAGAAGATCAAGAATCCCTTAGAAAAACCTTAATCAAATATAAGGGTGACAAATGGAATCAAGCGCCTGAACTAAGAGTCGGGCTACTTTGGGGAGAAGTAAAAAATATACTTCAAAATCATGTTCTTCCAATTGACGCAGATTGGAAGACAAAACTTGTTGCAAGCTTTAATAGTCAAGGGCGATCATCGTAGAAATACTAACGTAGATCCATCCATAATTTTCCCAGCATATTTTTACCCAGGATACGTATTTTCCCATCTATAATAACTCCTTTTCCCTCCCACAACCTGGTCTTTTCCAGGCGTTCTTCACTGCATCTTAGAGCTGGATGTACCAAGATTTTATTGCAGCTTTTTGCCAAATCATTTCTAACCTCTGGATAGTTTTCCATTTTCCATGTGCATATTTCTTTTTGAACTTGTATACTAATGTGATCCCATTGTTGCAATTCTGCATTATTCAATAAAAAGCCTCTTTTTCCTCCCATTTTTTTAGCCTGTGCGCAAGTAATAGATGTTGAAGACGTCTTTAAAAATTTCTGCCCGTAAGCAAGTAGCACATTCTTTCTTTCTTCATCCTCGCATATTTCACCAAGCCGAAAATATTTTTCACCATGAAAGCAATGTTCACCGCTTTCATAAATACGGATAATGCCGTTACAAACTATTGCAACATCATTTTCCCAAAAATTGCTCAAAGTTCTATACTCTTTTTTACCAGAGAAGAAATTTGCAACCCCGTCCTCTAATATCCTTTTTTCAATAGACATCTTTTTGTAATATCTTGTAAATTTATTAAATAGGCTTTCAATTTTTATACAATATCTATTCTCCAATAGAACATTCATCAATTGATACATCATCGTTTCCTTCTGCATCTTCCTTTGTGTATTTTTCTAAATACCTGTAAATCCTATTAATGTCTAATTTAGTAATTTCATAATTTTCAAATAAATTAATAATATCATTATCATCTTCATATTTCTTTCTTAGATCCAAAAAAAAGATGAACAAATCTTTTTTGTCCATACCCAACTGTTGACACAAGTTTTGAATAAAGATGGAGTTGTTGTATTCGGTTGAGTACTTTGTCAATACTTTTGTAAATCTAACCTCGGTAGGATTAAATTTTTGTTTTTTCTTAAATGCATCATGATAAATTTTATTATTATTAAATGTTTTAATCAAAGAACTCATTTCATTAAATTGCCAAATTTGTTTTTGAAAGGTAATTCTATCAATATAATCTGCAAAACACATGTTGTCAAGAATCTTTAAATAAAATGGAATAGACACTTCCTTTTTTGCTTTTCCTATAACATCAATTATATTTTCATGCCACAACAGACCAACAATTGTTCTATCGGTTTCATTCATAATATTTAAATGCACATCCATTGGATAATGATTATTTATTAATTTTTGCGTTATATTCTTTGTATCGTCATTATAAGATTTAGTTTGAAATATGTTTTGTATTATTTCATTTTTTAAAACCGATTGCTTATTATTATAAATTTCATAAATGCTTTTAAGTTTTCTAAGATCGCCCTGAATAAACTGAATAATATTTTCTAATAGACTGTTTTCTTTTTCTATAGTAGGCATAATTTCACGAATAAGTCCCATTATCTGTGGTTTTGTAGGCGTTTTAAGTTCAACAACATTACACACTTTCATAAGTTCCTTGATCTTTTTGTCAATATGATAGTTACCAATGCATATAATTGGATTCAATGTTACTTCTTCAAGACGTTGTTTTTTTGTTTTCTTAGGTCGTATCAACTTAATTAATGTATTGATTCCACCCTTGTCACCATTATTCATTCCATCAATTTCATCCATAACAATGGCAATTTTTTGGACCTTTTTATGAAACAAGCTCATAATGTTTTTATCAGACATGTTGTGTTTTGTAATAGTATCAATAATAGACTTATTTCTAATATCGCCCGCATCATACTTAATCACATCATAATTTAATTGTTTCAAGATTTGAACAACAAATGATGTTTTTCCAGACCCAGGATCTCCATATACATAAATTCCTTTTTTGGTTAAAAAATTGTGTTTGTTTACCTCAAAATTTTCAAGAATTTCTTTTATTTGTTTTTCTTCCTCTTGACGGTTCAAAAATTGGTTGATATTCAATTTGTCCATCTTTTATTAATAACAATATTCTTTTTATGTTGATTTTTACTCAAACCAAGTGTTTTTAATAATTCTTCCACCGCATTTCTGCAATTTGTTGATTCATTTGTAATGCAAAAGTCTTGCAAAAAATATATATAATTTGCAAATACAGTAGAGTTATATCTATATTTTTTAATTGTTAACCATCGTTTGTAATTTTCTTTTACAATATAGTTGAAAACAAATATATTATCTCTTCTAACCATGTCTCGTATATAATTTTCCATTTGCCCTGGTATAATGTGAGCCCTTATAGATTTGTGATGTAACTCATAGTTTGCCTTAGATAGTACCGCCAATCTATATCGCGGTATATATTCTTTTATAATGTCAACCAATTCAAGTGGCATTTTTACTCTAATGTAAAACAATAACTTGTCAATATTCCTTGTGCGGTCTTTAAGTTCATTCATATAATATATAATGGGCGGAGATTATTTTTAAAATTGATTGCATTTTGACGCAATAAATTTTTTATAAACTACGTTACTGAAACATGTCTCAAAATATGATCTTGCGCATTATAAATATTGCCAAGAGTGTTTCTTTGGAAGATTTATATGATGAAATTGATCGGTTGTGTATGGGAACTATAAGCAAAATTATTTATACTGTGAGCTTCAATGATGATTATGCGGAGGCATTGGTTTCATTTGATAACTGGACGGGAGTTCCAGATGAATGCACTTCTATGCCAGAAGGAGAATTTCTTTCGTTTATGCCTGATAGCATCAAGTCTTTTGTAAATGATATCGCCGATTGCACCTATGCTTATATACCTTTTATAAAGTTGCATGGGCATGAATGTTGGTTGGCAAAAAATGTCACAAATGAATATACTACAGATGAAGGTGTTGAAATTAAATCTAATATTAAAAACCAGAAAACCTTTCTCAAAATTCATTCAATTCCTGGTGATATTGAGCCCAGTAAAATTACTGCAATGTTTGCAGTCCTTGGGTCAATTGATGCGATAGAATTTATATGGTCAAACAAAATGCAAACTATTGAGGAAGTGTTGCAGTGTGGAATTATGTGCAAGATATATGTACATTTTGAAAATGCTCACAAAATGTACATGAACCTGAAATCTTCTGGAAAAACTCTCTAATATGGTGTGGGTTTAATCTGTTTATCTTAGTTACTATTTTTCATAAATAATATTTCATTTTCTTGTGTAACTATCAAATTTTTGAGAAATAGTTGTATATTATTCTTTTTCTCTAGTAATTTTTTACTCATATGAATCGCCATAGAGTGATGTGGAATCATTCCCAATTTATATTGATTTTCATTTATTAAAAATTGTGTTCTTATACACCAAAAAATGCTAATTACTAAAATGGCTCCTACTATAAGTGGAGTGCGCTCTTTAAAAAATAATCCCATAAATAAAAACATCCATCCCGTCATTAACAGTGTCATGTATACGTCATTTAAACTGAATCTTACATCATCCCATTTATCAACCCACATATTCATAGTTGATAACGCACCTGATACAATCATTATAAAAAACATTGCAACATAATGATTGTTCTGCATATTCTTCATTATAACTATAAATATATAATATAGTTATAATTTTACAAAGTTTACGTCAATGTATTACCAGTTGATTTATCGCATGGATTTGACACCCCATATGTTATCCCGTCCCATGAGACGCCACATTTATTCGCCCATGTTGCCTTTGTGCAAGCACCATTGTCACCGGTGAATGCAGCAGTAGTAAAATCCATTACTTTTTGATCTTTATAAGTACCATTATATGTTGAAGAAGAGCAATTTTGAACTCCTAAATTCTTACTGTTATAACAAGCAGCACCATTGCCTGAAAGATCTACCCAATAATCAGGACAATCTCCAGTAATAGGAGGCCATCCATTTGCATACTTTGATTTAGATAAGGCGATGCCAATTAATACAAGGGTAATGATAAGAAGAATAATTGCTATTGTTAGAACAATTGATTGAAAATTCCACGCCATTATATAGAATAAATAGATATTTTTTTTATGAGTGTATTATAAAATGAGCAAACCTGTAAAACTTGGAAATAATGGAAGAGTTGATATGAATGGTCCTAGTACAAAGAATTTATTTGCCATGTATGATAAGATTCCAGCGCAGCAATGTGCTTCATTTAGGGATCCAACGGAAGGGTTGTGGTCGGATACTCAATTATCTGAAATGTTTTTCTCTAAACAAAACATTCAAATCTTGCAAAATGGAATTCGTGCTGGTGTATATGAACGTTCCAATGGCCAATATGTAATTGGTCCACAAGACTGCGATTCTCTTAAAATCATTATGCGTAGTGTATTTCTTCAACATGCAGCCAACCAAAATCGTAATATTGCTGGACAAGTTGTCGAGCTTAATAAAATAGTTTTAGATTATTGCATTTACCAAGTATATGGCGAAGCACAGGGGTATATGAAATACTTAAGAGACGTTAGCAGCCTTGCAGTTCCTATTGCACATCCTGTTATGGAACAAGGGCAATCCAAGGAGCTCATCCTTAAACCTTGGTTCTAAGAATTGCCTCCTCACTATATGACTCTTTTCCTCTCTTTAAATTGTGAACAAGGGAAGAAAAAGTTTTACAAATTAATATAAATTTAATATCTATTTATATTAATTACAACTAACAAATTATGTACAGCAATATAAAAAATTCATCTTTTGCTGACAAGCAAACAATAGAGATTATGCAAATGATGATACAAATCGCATTATTAATTGTAGTTACTACATTTTTGATCATGTTTCAAAAAAGTAATACAATTGTTTTTATTGGCATGTTTTTGATGCTTGTCTTTATTTACTACTATTTACGCGTTAATCTTTTCTTCCTTATTCTTGTTGGATTTGGCGGATCTTTTACCGAAGCGATTGTTATCTGTTTAACAGATTTCTTGTGGAAGTATAGGTCTCCCAGCTTTTGCAATATTCCATGTTGGCTTCCATTGTTGTGGGCAATTGTTGGAACGGGAGTTTTAGGACTGTATAAATTATCTTTATTGATATCAGGCGAAGTTTCTAAAATATAAAACATAAAAAAATAATTATTTATGGTGTAAAATTTATAATTATTTTTACACCTTCGCACATTTTAAACGCCAATTTTTTAGATCTTATATTTTTTCTAACCTAATTGTAAATGAAACACTCGTTTACAATTATTTGTTGTGTAGTTATTCTTCTAATTATCACGGTTATCGGATATATCATATGCCAGTCATCGTGTAATTCAGCACCACCTATTGACCCTAATAAAAAAGGGGCTTCTGTACTTGTCCTCGGATGTATTGACCCCCGTTTTGCCAATGCTCTCGCATGGCATCTA